CTCAAAGCACTCCTCGCCGCGCCACGGCAAGACGGCGAACTCGTGAACGGTCCCCGAGAGGTCCGTCCACTCGATCCGGTCGTCACGCTGCGGCGTGGTCGGCTGGCCGTCGAGCAGGTAGTCGCCCGGTTCGACGAGCCAGTCGATCTCTTTGCTGCGGGGCGACACGGGTGCGGGGGCGGCCCCGGTTTCCGCCGACCCCCGTCGCCCCGGGACCGCCCGCCGCAACCCCAGCTCTGCATTCCCCCGGAACGCGCGGACCGTGACCGAGCTCGACGCCAAGAGGCGTTTCGCGTGCATCACGACGCCGCGTTCCATCAAGTTCATGGCTGACGCCAAGAGGCTAGAGGCTAGAGGTCAGAGGCTAGAGGCTAGAGAAGCAAACTCGCTTCGCTCGCCGCCGGCCTGCCTTCCGCCGGCCGGGCATGGCCACGCGGAGCGTGGTAGCCCAAGCCGGCGCCGGGGAGCCGCGTCGCCAGCGGCCCCCAGAAACTCAGACAATCGCGCCGGTGACGCCCTGCGGCTCGTGAACCACGTCGATCTCGGTGTTGGACGAGTAGCTCGCCGACGCCGTGTAACCGAAGTGGACGTTGCTGGTGGCGGTCGTGGTGACACGCTTGTTGGTGTCGTCCCACCAGACCGTGACGCCCTTGGCGATGCTGGCGTTGCACGCCATGCGGTAGATGCCGCCACGGACCGAGAGGGCGCCGGGGCCCTTGTCGGTCGCGCCGCGGTCACGGGTGGCGACCATCGGCACGGCGCCGACGACGTACACCTTGCCGGCGGAGCGAGCGGTCAGCGGAACGTCGTCCACCATCTGCTGCGTGCCGCCGATCGCTTCGGCTTCGAATGGCATGATGTTTCCCTCTGTGTGAGTCGCCCCGTGTCGGGGCGTTTTGTGTGAGTGTTTTCAAAGATGCCACCGCCCCGATCCTTCGGGGCGATGGCCGCCATCCGTGGTCTCAGCCCGACTACGGCGTGCCGTCGTCGAAGGCGACGAACTTCGGGTCCTCTTGGTCAACGCCGACATCGATCCAGCCGCGGAAGCCCATCCCGAGGTGGCGACCGCCTACCGGCTCCGCCTCGATCGTGGGCCGCTGGATGCCGTCCAGGAACGACAGCACGAACGCGGCCTGGAAGATCGGATCGGCGAACAGGTAGTACCCCGTCGCCGAGTTGCCCGTGTAGCGGGTGTCGCTGAGCTGCGGCGGCGACTCGATCCGGTACTTACCGAAGTGCGGGTTCTTCTCGCCGTTGGCGGTGGCGATGTTGTTCGGCGAGCCGATCAACGTGAACGCCGCGTCCTCCAGCTCGACCGGCACCCACAATTGGGCCGGGTCGATGTTGATCGGCACCTGATCTTCGGCCTTCTTCGTGCCACCCCGCGACGGGCCCTGCTTCTTCTTACGGAAGATCGTTTTGAGGGCCGAGAGGCCAGCGGCGCCAAAGGCGACGCCAGCGCCGACGTTGGCGTTGCCCGAGTGCAAGAAGTTGTTGGGGTTGCCCAAGAGGATCGTAAAGAACAAGTCCTCGATGACGTAGTTGCCCATGAACGCCATCAACTGCGACATGCGGTTGAGGGCGCCGAGGTCGTCGTTCTTCCAGTCCTGGCGGCTGAGCACCATGTACTGGCCGAACGTCTCGACCTGGCTGGTGTACTTGGTGTCGCTCAGCGCGCCTTCCTTGAGCTCGCCGTCGGCGCCGACCCGCTTCCACGCGCCCGTGCCGAACAAGTCCACGCGGACGTTCGGCTTGAAGTCGCTGGCCGACCCGACGCGGCACACCTTGCGGGCGTACGACGTGAACTGGGCCATCATGCCCGTCAGCGACTTGTTCATCACGTTCTCGAAGACGCTGGGCAGCGTCAGCGTGGTGAACGCGGCGCGGATGATCTCGCGCTCGTTGTTGCGCCAGCGAGTGGGCACCTTCACCCCTTCGATTGCGCAGGCGTGGATCGCCGTCTCTTGCAGGCCGAGGTTGTCGAGCTTCTTGGCCTTCTCCAAGATCTGCTCGCCGTAGGTGGCCAGCAGTTGCTTTTCGTCCATCACGCCCATCGACGTGGCGGCCGCCGCCTCGAGCACCTCGCGCGAGTCGGCGCCCGCCAGCGCGGGCTCGTGTGTGTGGATCGCCGGGGCGCTCTGGCGGCTGTACCGCATCGCCTCCAGCTCGAGCTTGTCGCTCGACCACTCCTCTTGGGCGGCGTGGGCGTAGAGATCGACCTGCTTGCCGCCGACCTCGATCGTCACGTCGCCGTACTGGGCGCGAAGCTCGGAGAAGCGGGCTTGTGACTTGAGCTCCTCCTTGAACGTCGCCCGCAGCTCGCGCTTGAAATCGGCGATCGACGGCAGGCCCAGCGCCTCGGGGTCGATCGTGCGGCCGCCGCTCGCCTTGATCTTGGTTTTCTTGACGACGGGCGCGTCGTCCTCGTCGTCGCCCTGCTCGGCCTCGTACGACGCGCGTAGGAGCGTCTTCTGGCCGTCGGTGAGGTCGTCGGCGCTAAAGCCATTCGCCTCCAGCCATTGCTCAAAAGTCATAGTAAGAACTCCTCCGTGATGGCCGCGCGTCGCGGCTAGGTCCACACGCGTCGTCGGGTCACCCGCGACCGTGACAAAACTCACTTCAAACAGCGTTGACTCGTCGGCGTAGTACGCCGGGCCGGTGAACTTGCGGCCGTTAGCCTCGAACTTCTCGCCCGCGGCGTAGAACTTGAGCGGCTTGTCGAGCGACAGCCCGACGCTCGCCTTCCAAGGGAACTTGTTGCGGCCGCTCTCGGCGACCATCGCCGCGTCGGGGCCGGCGACCGTCAGCGCGCCCGCGACGCGGACAGTGCTGTCGATCGTGACCTCGCCGTGGCCGACGGGCCGCTGCTGGTCGTGATAGACATGAACGGGAATCGAACCGGCGTAGACTTTCATCTTCCGCAGGTTCGCCACGACGCGGTGGCCAAAGCCCCGCGGCCGCATGTAGCCGCCGCTGTAGGCGACGATGTTGAACGTCGGCGGGCCCGGCTCTTTGCCGTCATCGCCGGCAGCGAGCACGTCGATCTCGACCGACGACTCGACCCACATCCGGTTGCCGCCGCCGTCGCCCTTGGCGAGCAGCACGCGGGCAGCGCGGAGCGCGGCGTCGCGCTCACGCTTGCGGGTCTCGGCTCGTTTTTGCTGACGGCTCATGGTTAGTTGGCGGTCGCCACGGGTTTGCTGCGGGCCTTCTTCTTGACGGGCCGCTTTTTGACGGGCTTCTTCCCGCCCTCTGCCGACTGCCCGTCGCCCACTTCTGTGTCGTCTTCGTCGTCGCTGCCTTCCGGGCCGCCCTCCTGCATCGCGGCCGCCATCGCGGGGCTCTCAAAGAGCTTGTTGGCGATCTTCTTTTGCAGCTCGGGGACGGTGAGGCCGAGCTCCTTGGCGGTTTGCTTGAAGCTCTTCCGCCAGTCACGGCCGCGGCCGCCCAAGAGCTCGGCGAACGTGAGCGAGCCGTTGCCCAGGCGGGTGTTCTCGCCGTTTGCCTCGCGGTTGGGATCGACGGCCATGTCGGCCGAGTCCCACAGCCAGGTGATCTCCAGCTCTTCGAACTCGGGCATGTCGCCCGTATAAAGCCCCGTCATCCGCGCCAAGAGGCGGAACTCGCGATACCAAGCCTCGGCGAGCTTCGCCAAGAGGCCGCACTCGGCGTCGTACCGCTCCACGCCGACGTAGGTGTCGTAGAGGCGGTGGTCGAGCCGGCCCGACGCAAAGTTGTGGTCGCTGGAGTCACCGGCGGCGATGTTGTAGGGCTGAAGAACGCACTGCGCCATCTGCGTGAGGATGACGCGCTCGAACATATCGAACGTCGTGGCGGGGTGTTCGGCGGCGAACTGCCGCATGTCCCAGCCCTCGGGCAGCGTCAGCAGCGACCGCATCTCAACGTCGATCAGGTCGAGCGTCTTGGTCTCTTCGGGGCCGTCGTCGAGGTTGTTGACGTTGGTGTGCAGCACGCCCGCGAAGTCGGCGGCCGTCTCCGCCGCGGCGATCGTCGCCAGCGTGAAGCGGCGGAGCATCGCGAACAGCGGCAGCGCGGGGGCGAACTCGCAGACGCCGCGCTTCTGGTTGCCGCGGTCCTCGCGGAACCAGTGCAGCACGTCGGCGGCCCGGTAGTGCTGGTAGTCGAGCGGGTTGACCGAGAAGTCGTTGCCGCCCGGGTGGTGCTTGAGGATGTCGTAGTGGACGGGGTTGCCGTCGCCGTCAAACTTGATGCCGTCGATATAGTTGGGCGTCCCCCACGGCAGGTCGGGGGTGGCGACCTGTTCGGCCTCCACTAGGCGGAGGTCGAGCTGGACGCCCTTCCGCTTGCGGTTGGTGAACATCACGGCGAACGCCTCGCCGTCGCACGTCTTGGCCATCGCCATCGTGCGCAGCTTCTGGCCGAGTTTTACGGCCCGGGCCCAGACGCCGAACCACTTTTCAACCAGGTCGTTGAACTCTTCGTTGTCGCTCTCGACCTGCATCTTGGGGCAACGCCCAACCACGCTAAAAGCGTGCTTGAGCAGGATCCCCTTGCCGTGGCAGTTGTTCTCCTGCACCTCGTAGCGGGCCCGCCGCATCAGCTTGTGCCGCACCGCGGGGCTGGCCGCCGCCTCGGCCGAGAGGCCGTCGGCGTTCTGCCAATGCCGGTCGTTCTCGCCGCCGGGCTGCACCGCGTCGTACTTGGCCCGTAGCTCTTGGTACTTTGCGTGGAAGCGGGCGGCGACCTCGGCCGCGTCTACGCCCTTGCGGCGTGGCGCCTTACCGAGCCGCGCCCCAACGAACGAACGGACGTTGTCGAGCAGGGAGGCCATTACACACTCCCCGGGGCGCGGAACTTCGACAGCCGGAAGCCGCGGCCACCGCCGCGTACGGCGGCGTCTTGCTCGAGCTTACGGAGCGCGTCGAGCCTATCGCCCAGAGACTCGGCTTCGACGCGCGTGCCGTCCACGGTCGTCGAGGCGATGCCCGTGAGGACATCCTCGGCGATCTGCTGGCGAGCGGCGGCAAGCTGTTCGGCGGTGAGGGCGGCTTGCGACATGCCGCCCACCCGTAGCCGTCCCCGCGGGGGCGTCAACGGGAGTGGGCCGCGGAGTGAATACCGGTATCCGAGAGGCCCGCGAGTCGGCTAACATCGCCCCTTCGGCTCCGGCCGCAGGCGTCTCGTAAGGGGCCCGCCGTGACGTTGGCGCGTCGCGGCGGGTTTTTCATGCAACGCGTTCGTAGGTCGTGAAGCGATGCCCGCACGCACGGCAGACTCGCTTACGACGGATGCTCTCGCGTGGTCCGCGGGGGAATGTCTGCGCGACCTTCGAGCCCGCTTCTTCCGGCACATGCCGACACTCGCACTTTGGGCAACGCAGTCCGCGGCCGTCGTCGTCGGGGGCTTGAGACATGAGACCGCTTCGCTTGTGAGACCCGAGGGTTGGAGTGGTGACCGTGCTGGGCTCGCGGCGCAACCCTCACGCCTCAAGCCTCATCCCTCACCGCCGCGAGCGGCGGCGAGCCTGGATCTCCGACAGCACCAGCGGCCCGCCGCGGCGGCGGCGGCGGCGATCGAAACCAAACACACCCTCGTAGCTGGCCATCACCATCGAGCCCACCGCGCAGTCAAACTCGTGGTTGTCGCTGTTGGGCTTGAGCTTGAAGACGTAGCAATCGCGGCGCGTGGTCTCGCTCCGCTCGTGGTGGGGCTGCTCGGCGTTGCAGTGGTCGCCCAGCATCAGCAGGTTGGTCGCCTTGTCCTTGTAGAGGTAGAGCGAACCGCCCGCGTCGTAGGGGAGCGACATGCGGCGGTGCCAGGCGGTCTTCCAGCTGTTGGCGTCGTAGCGGATCGCCTTGGGGTCGCCGGGGCGGCCCTTGACCGGAATCCAGTCCTCGCCCGCTTGCTTCTTGCGGCCCCCCTGCACGTCGGTGATCCGGTTCATGCTCGCCGTGATGCCGGCGCCAAAGGTGGGCGTGATGAACTCCTTAAAATCGCTGGCCCGCACCACGTCCATGATCTCGTCGCGGAACTCGCCGTTGGCGTCGATCCCCAGCCGGGCCAGCCGCATCGGCCGCTTCGCCTCGCTGGTGTGTTCGGTGGTGAACAGCATTTGAATGAGGTCGCGCAGGCCCGCCTTGATCGCGCTGCCCGTGTCGCGTCCCGGGTAGGCCGTGCTCAGCCGCTTCTTGATCGCGCTATGGGCGAAGTAACGCCGCTTCTGCTCGGGCCACGTGTTGCGGTCGATGAGGAAGCCGCTTTCGGTGTCCAGATTCCAGGCCCACTTGTGCCAGTAGAGAACCTCGGGGTGAACGTCGATCTGGCCGGTGATGAGCTCGCAGCCGCCGGGGACAACGCCCCGCGCCGTGTGCCAGCACTTCTGGGCGATCTCCGCCGGGGGCAGCACCTCTAGGCCCCCCGTGTCGCGCATCGGCGTGTTCTGGCATTCCGCCATGAACGCGTCGAGCGTCGTATCGACGATGATGTTCACGGCGTGCTGGATCGCCGAGAGCTCGGTCTTCTCGTTGTAGCAATGCTCCCACGTCGCTTCGGCGCCCTCGTCCATCGCCGCGCGGTTGGCCTCGTAGAACGCCGTCGCCTCGCTCCAGGCGCGGTGTTTCGCCTCGTCGTCCTCGGGGTCGTAGTTGGTCCGGATCTCGGCGTACTTGTCGAGCCACAGGTCGTCCAGCCGCGCCGGCATGCTCTTGAGCATCGGCGCCTTATTGACGCGCCAGCCCGGGTAGAGCTTGGGGTTACAGAGCTGGTTGATCATGTCATCCGGCTCGATGACGGTCGCGTTGACCGCGACGGCGATCTCTTTGAAGTGGCCGCCCAAACGGAGGATTGACTTGTTGAGCGTGTTCAGCCGCCGCGCGCACTGCGACGGGCTCGCCGCCGACTCGTCGGTCTGCGGGTCGTCGATCAGCACCCAATCGGGGCGGACCTGCTTGCCGTCGGGCCGCTTGTAGCGCTGGCCGCGGAGGTTGGCCGTGATGCCGCGGCAACGGATGACGCAGCCGCTCCCCTCAAAGCCTTCGACGGTGGGCAGCACAATCTCGCCGCCGGTCCAGACGATATGCGTCCGCTCGCCATTGATCGTTTGCTTGCCGGCCCGCTGCGGGATGCCCTCTAGCGCCCGGGCCGCGTGGCAAGCGGCCGGGAAGATCTCCATCAGGTGGTCGTTGGTCTCGAACTCGAACTGGATCGAGTCGAGCGTCTCCTGCGCCATCTCCTTGTCGGCGCCGATCGACAGCAAAAACTCGCGGTGGCCGTAGCCGCTGGCCCAGCTACAGGTGTTCTCGAGGATCGTGCTCTTCGCAAAACCCCTAAAGACGATGTTGAGCTCGCGGCCCCCCTCGAGCGCCGTCTGCTGCACGCGGTTGATGATCCGCTCGTGGTGCAGCGAGAAGGGCTTGAGGCCCGTCGTCTCGGGGAAGCACTCCACGAGGTATCGCATCAGGTCGAAGCGGTAACGCTCGTAGCGTTCTTCATTCCGCTCCGGGGGAGGCCCGATCTCGCAAACGTCGTTCGACAGCGCGCGAGACCGCGCCGCCATCCGCTTGCGGTGGTCGTCGCCGAGGGAGTGGCCCTGCGAGTCGCGGCGTGTCGCCGCGGACGATACGGCCGCCTTCGCCTTGGCGGGCTCCTTCTTCTTCCGCGGGGCTTTCGCCGCTTGTGGCGTCCCCGGACTAACGTCACGGGGCTTGCCAGCCGTCGCCTTCGGCGTCGCTTTTTTAGGCGCGGCCTTCTTCGTCGATTTCTTCGGCGTGGCCTTTTTTTTCGCCATCCATGCTCAACTCACTCAATCGCCGGCGGGGCAGAGCCGACGCGAAGCGTTGGCAGCCCAAGCCGGTCGCCAGCCAGCCGGGTCGCAACCGGCGGCTAGGACCCTGCGCCGACCCTGTAGCGCAGAATCGCCGTGCGATTGCCGCCGCCGCGGTAGGTCGCCACAACCTTGAGGCGGTAGTCGCCCGCCGCGCTGAACGCGGCGGTGAACTTCCCTTCGGTGCGATCGACGCCGCTAGCGACAGCCGTCGCCGTGCCCCCTTCGGGTCCGGCGACTTGCGTCACGCTCGCCAGCTCGGCAAGGCGGCCGCCGCGGGCCAGGTCGGGCCCGAAGTCGGCCGAGTAGAGCAGCGCCGTATCGCCGACGGCCGCGTGCAGCGGCTTCTCGTGCGTCAGCCAACCGTTCTCGTCGTCCACCACGTCCAAGAGCGCCGTGCGTAGCGGGCCAACAGGCTCTTGGTTCTCAGGAGCTTGTTCACCGCCGCCCACCCCCTCAATCCCACCGATGTCCTCGACGATCTTCTCCAGCCCGACGTCCTCGTTCTCTAACAGGGACTTCGAAGCAACCGACGCCGCGGCCGCCGCGTTCGCCGCTTCGAGAATCGCCGCTTGGTTGCCGTCGATCGAAGTCTCTGGCACGATGCCGCCCGGCCGGGGCAGCATCATCGCCTCGCGAACCTCTTCCTGCGTTAGCCCGCCCGACGTGATCGTCCGCTCGGGGTTGCTCCAAACTTGCGTCGCGATCTGTTCAGCAGTCGGCACGGCTTCCTCCGTAAAGTAAGGCGTCAAATCGAGCGACTCACGCCGCGCCGCAAAGAGGGCGGTGAGCGATCCCGCCGCGCCACTGTCCACGATGTAGAGGCCGCAGCGCGTGCTGCCGGCGATCCGATAAGGCCGCAAGACCGCGCCGCCACGCGAGGCCGCCGAGACGGCGTTGACGTAAGCCGTCATTGTCGGCGTCGCCGTGTGCCAGTCGCGGATCTCGCCGAGCGACAAGTGCGTCCCGAGCCGGCCCTCGTTGCCCCCGTTGGCGTGAGCGGTGATGTCCGCGCCGCCCGACACGTTGAGGCCGATCACGACGCGATTGCCTTCGCCGTAGAGGAACGTCGGCTCCTGCGTCTGCCACTCGTCGTAGGTCGGCTGGTCGTGCGACACCGCCGGCCCCATCTGCTCGGCGAGGGCCGTCAGGTCGTGGGTGCGGACATGCGTCAGGGCTCGCGTGGTCGGGTCGAACGTGTAGCACACCTGCCGCCAGCCGTCGGCCCAGCGGTTCTTCCACGCGCCGCCGGCGTTGAACGTCGGGTCGTCCTGCACGGCGACGAAGTGAGCGACGTGAATCGTCTGCCAGTCGCGGTAAACGGCAAGCCCGCCGACCATCGACTCGTACGCTTGATCGAGCTGGGCTATGTCGAGGTTGGCCGCGTCGATC